TCCTCCTCAAACTTACCAATAATTTTAACCTTATAACTACCGGTAACGTTATTACCACTAGTAGTACCAACACTACTTAAGTGTGAAACCTCATAGAGATTAGATTTTTTCCCAGCACCGTAGAAACGTATCGATAAAGTATCATAAGTCTCCGTCCATAAACTAGGTTCACCAAACTCGTTATTCCACTCTGCCGCGTCTACAAGAACGTATGTCCAATCTTGCCAAGGATATCCTCTAGTGGCATTACCAAAAGTAGTTTTTTCTCCATTAGTATATAGTTTACCTATAGACTTTTCTTCAGTTTTAATATAATCTGGAGCTTCGTTCTCTATGGCTAAAACCTTATATCTAGCTTTATCATGTACCACTACATCTGTTCCATGGGCTTTTTTAAGAATCAAGAACGTCTCTAAGTCTATTTTATTTCGTTCAGATGAAGGGAAAGATATCCATATATTACCATCTTCAGCGTGGTACCAACGGTCCATAGCCATGTTATAGTATTCAACAGACGTCTCTTTAACATACCAACTATAGAATTCTGCCCACGATGGAATATCCGTCGGAGCAATATCTCCACTACCAGACAATTTAACAGCAAGCCTATTTCTAGTGTCACTTGCTGTTTTAGGTACTCTTACTGTAGCCCAGCTTTCGTCGCCTTCGTTGTTTATGCCTTTAGCAGTTAGTACAGGTGTTTCTCTACCATATCTATCGCTAAATACAACCCCAACTTGATATGTGCGTATAGACTTAACGGAAGGCAAAGCAAAGTCAGAACCAGTGCTTCCATCCATATCAACAAAGTTGTTTATGGGTGTCTGCTGTAATCCTACTTGGAATATAGGGTCTTTTGAAACAGTATAGCTAGAAGTGTAGTTACCATATATCAATCTATTAGCAGAAATCTCTTGAGCTACAGCTTTTCTAGGAACGTTATCCCATGGTCTTAATATCTGATCAGCGGGTAGTATAGCGTGTATTAAGTCTGTAGTAAGCGTGTAAGCTCCTCTACCGTTGTCGTCATAGTCTAAATCATTTTCGTCACCAGGCCATATCGAACCTCCGTCTGTAGGTTTAATTGTTTTTACAGTATAAACCGCTGGCGCCCCAGTTTCTTTATATAACAGGTCTACAGCAACAACATCTTCTGGCATGTTCTCTTCTTGTGGAACAAAACCTTTTAGCGTTATTTTTCTTATATTGTTTACCATACCAAGGTTGTAACCTTCTTTTGGATGGTATTCGTACTTACCAGGTAGGAAAGCTACTTGTGACCAAGGGGCAAACGTGGAGTACTCTCCATCTTGGTATCTATATCTATAAGAAAATCTAGGGAATTTAAATTCAAACAATGGGTCCGTAAGTTCTAACCTTACATACCACTTTAAATCATCATCTTGTATATTTCCAGATATAGATAATATACGTATAGTAAAGGGTCCAGTAGATAATTCGTTTGGATTTGTAACTGGTGAAGCTATAACTTCAGCTCTTATGCTATAATCGGTGAAAGTTGTGGCGTCATCAGTATCGCTTTGCCTAGCTAATAATATAATATCACCAACTCTAAAATCTATCTCAGTATCAAATGTTATTGTTGGCTCATCAACACCAGCCTCCCATAGCACGGGAGTGTCAGCAGTATTATATGCACTCCAGTTTATAGCTGTAGTAAAACCAACATTAGCAGTAGTGCTATTATTAGGTACTCTATCGTCAGCAGCCCTAAACATATTTAAATTTAGAGGTTCTGTTGGAGCTTTCCTAATTACCGTAACGTGGCTTTCGTCCATGTACACAGCTCTCTTCTGATCTCTTTTTCTAACTACCTCGTATATAAACTGCCCTTGACCGCCTACTTGCCCTGTAGATTGCACTAGTCTGGTATGGAAAAATGGAGTATCACTAAGGAACGTAGTATGAGTTTGCGTGGCATCAGCTGCCGCGTAACCAGCAATACCCCCGCCTCTTAAATACTCTGTACCACCAGTACCTAACTTACAAGTTTCTATGTTTATTCTCTTTGGCTCGGTATAAGCATCGGTCCAATATATAAAATCACCTATAACATTGATGGCGCTTACGACTTTACCCGTATCATCGAAGTTACTAAATGATGAGAAGTTTAATACTCTATCAGCTATAAATCTTATATTATTATTTTCAGCTACTCCATTCGATGGTGTGAAACTAACTCCGTCTTGCTCTAAATAAACTTTGTATCTATTGTTGCCAGTATCAAAAATAATGTCAGACACTCTAACGTTGTCAGATGGGCCGTATGTAACACCACCTAAAGAACCAGTGACTAACATACCAATCCTAACGCCAGTAATATTTTGGTTGTTACTAGTTACGTCTGCAATAGTTAGAACAGGTATATATAAGAAGTTATCTGACGAAGCACTGGCTGCCACTGCCTGCTCGTTAACTTGAAAAATATCTACAAATACGTACCCAATTCTTTCTGTTAATGTATTATATTCAAGTATATAATCTTTTTTAATATCATTATCAGTACTGTCTGCTACAAAGTAATATATGCAATCTCTTTCTGGCGCAGCAATAGAACCGACTACAGTAGCGTTATTTGTAATACCGTAATAACCACTAGATAAATTCATAGTGTTATGTTGAGTATTACCTCTTAACGTCTGAGCAGTTCCCATATTAGAAGCATCAGATGTAGTAACTTTAATATTTAAAGCATCTGTATAATTACCATCAGGGACAAGTCTCTCGTCGAGATCTTTGTTCATTCTACCTCCGGTAAACGTACGTCTTAATTCCGCCATGTGTTAGTGCTTAATTATTTTAGAGCTTCCTCTAAGTACTTGAGTTAATTCTTCTAGCTTAATATTAGAAAGTCTAAGTTTTGCTTTTCTTGTTTCCGCAAATCTTTCCTTTTTAATCATAGCTAGTTGCATTGGGTCTGAATCAGATCTTGCTGATAAAACCCCGTATAGTATGTGTTTGTATATAGCTTCTTCAGCTAATTTAGGAATCATGCTTTGAGTTAGATCTATAGTTTGATCACTTGTACTTGTTTGCGCCAAACCATCGCTGATATATCTAAGTACAACCGTTTTACCGCTAACGTTTGAGCTAAAGTGAAACTTACCTTGAGCTTCGTCTACAAAGAACGTTCCATTAATCTGAGCGTGTTGAGGGTCTACTCCGTATCTATTGCCTAGTAAATCTCCGTACTCATCGTCTACGTCGTCTGCATCAACAGAACCTATATCACTTGTAGCTTGGGCTTTAAAATTTCCCCAAGTATCTGAACTAAAGTTACCATCGCTATCTGCTGCAGTTCTATCTAAATCTTCACCGGAGCCATCCGTAGTAAAACCTCCCCACGTTTCAACTGACTCTTGAACATTAAATGGATTGGAGCTATTAGCTGTTGGATATAATCTTCTTTCTACTCCGTTGCTATCAGACCAAGATAGTTTAATGTAATTGACGTAATCCACTGGCATTACTAACACTAAACTACTCGGTATTTCCACCTCCCAATCTTTAGTACTCCTTAACGTGTCATAGCTTAACTCTTGTAAAGCTCTAATCGCGTGGAACGTAATGTCATTAAACACGACGTTTTCACATAGTTTATTTTTACCTACATAAGTAGCGGCAAAAGAATCTATAACTTCACTTAACGGTATATACCTGTAGCTTCCAAAGTCAGGTGCCGTGTTATCGTAATATGTGAACGGGTTTGCTCTTTGTATGGCCATTTAGTTATGTGCTTTGATTTTGTAATTCTTGTGATGAGTTAGCCTTTGCTATTGTAAATAACCCGTGTTTGTTAGTTATAACTCCCGCGTACTCCATTATTGAATGAACTAAGGTATCTTCCTCACTAGCGTGTAACTCGAAGTCTTCCGCTAAGTTAGCATTGTATAACGCTTGTCCGTTTACCACTACGTACGCCCATTCTACTATAGTGGGTTTTCTAAAGCACTCGACAGAAACATTTGCCATCTTTTCTGTATTGCTGCCAGCATATACTAATATATCTCTACCAGTAGTTCTGTTATCAGTATAAATAGGTGCTTGATCAGCAGTCGTCAACATATGACGTGTCGACCTAAGAAATCTTCTAGCTTCTCCTATTGAAATTCGTTGACAAAGCTCATCATTTAGATACACGTTTCCAGTCTGATATATTGGGTATGCGGTCATATCTACTGTAATACTTATTGGATATGTATGTCCACCAATAACCGTTTCAGTTGACATGAATGGTGCCAGCTTTTTATCTAGAAGTTCAGCTAAGTCAGTTTCATCTGGCTCAACATTTAGGTCAGGCTCTATTCTTTGCCTTTGATTCTTTAGATAGAAGTATGACTCAAATATCTTTAATTGCGCCTGATTGGCTAATAAGTTAAACTCCTGCGGAGTTATGTATCCTCTCTGCTCTTTATTAGTGAGAGCTAATACTCTTTGATATACTGTGTCTACACTTACTGGCATAATTCTTTTTTTGTAGTTTTGCAACCACCCCGAAGGGTAGTTGCATCACCGTTTATGATTATTAACTTAATCGTTTTTCTATATTGGAGTATATCTCCATTCCCTCATCAGTCTTAAACCAAGCGGCTAAGGCGTTATAAGGGTGCTCGTCAAAAGGAACAGTCATTAACTTTCTATCGTTACTTCCCCATGAGAACGTTCTTTGATCAGAAGACAACTTAAGTATCCCCATTTCTGTAGCTTTAATACCGAAGTTCCTAAGTACTACATTATCATCATTCGCTAGTTCTAAGAACAACCTAGGGTTTCTCTTAGCGTATAGCAGTAAATCACGTTTAAGCTCCTTAGAACTCATCTCTGATACCTTAGAACCAATCTCAACTCTCAAAACAGCCTCTGCTAGATCAATATCCATAGATTGAGCGGTGTTAAGAGCTTCGATCTCAAGCTCTATATTATCAACTTCACTAGCAGCAACTTCTTCTGGCTGCCACTCATAGTATATAGAATCTTTGTGAGGGTGATATAGAGATAGCATTTTTTGTAACACTGTTTTCTCTTTAGGAACTGGCAGTATACCGTTTCTAAAAACAATGTGCGACATTCTTTGGTCTCCTTGCATCTCATCCACAAAGACAGTTCTTTGGTTTTCGCAATATTTTAATTCTCGCTCGTAACCTTTTTCTTCGTCAAACCAATAAACGTTTGATCCTCTAATCATTTTACTTAAAGGTTTTTTATTACCTCTAAGTATGTACATTCTGTCTTTGATTTCCCAAGCATCTTTCTTAGGTAGTTCTTTTTTCACAACAGGTTGAGGTTTTGGTTCCGGTTTTGGAGCTTCAACTACAACTGTTTCTTCTACTAGAGGTTCTTCGACCTCTACTTTTTTTGTTTGCTTTTTAGCCATAATATAATATAATAAAAAAATTAATATAAAACTACCCCTCCCGAAGGAGAGGTAGTTTCACCAAATATACTTATCTTAGTTTAACAACATAAAGTTGTTAGCACCTTGAGTAATTAGACATCTTTCAGACAAGTAGTTAACTCGCATTGCATCTAATTCAGATGTAGCTGCTCCAACAGAACCAGTAACCCAAGTCTTGAAACGACGGTTATCAGTTTGTGAAGCACGGTAACGTACGTGTAAGAATGGACGCTTCATGTTTCTACCTAACTGTTGATCGTATACTGAAGATACTCCAGCTGGTACGATTACACCGCGGATAGCGTTAGCAGTATCACGAGAGTTAATAGCACCACGTGTTCCAGCATCATTTAAGTACTTCCAATCAGACTTGTAGAAATCGTAAGATCCACGACGGAACCCTGAGAATCCTAGGTTAAGAGCCATGTCTTCGTCATTCTCGAATACTCCGTAAGAGCTACCACCAGAGCCAACGCCGTTCATAGCAGCTAACATGTCGTCGATAGCTAGAGACACAGATCTATTGCAGAAAATCATGTTTTCCTCAATAGCACCTTGAGAATCAAACTCAGCAAGAATAGCGTCAAACTCAGCTAAATCTCCACCACCAGTAACACCTGTGATACCAGAAGAAGCATTACCTCTAGTTGAGATAGCATCAAATAAACCTTGAGTACCACCTTGAGGTAGAGCACCACCAAGAGTCTGAGTATCTAGAGTTGTATCGTTAGCGATTTCAACACCTTCAAGACACATCATCTCACAGTTGTCTGCAAAACGCATACGTGTCTCACCTTCAGCTTTTAGGTACCATAAGTAACCTGAAGTTCCGTCTTCACCAGAAACCTCTACCCAACCTACGGCTGAAGCATCAGATCCAGAAACGTGGAACATGTCACGGATAATAACCGGCTTGTTCACGAATGAAGTAAATGATGGCTCGTTAGCAGTAGTATAAGGAGTATCTGAACCTTTAGCCCACTCAGAACCGTACTTAAGTACAGTAACTGCTGCGCCGTTAGATACACTAAACTCAGTGATGTGTCCCTGTGTGTAAGGAAGACATGTAACGTCGTCAGTAGATACAGCTGTAACACGACAAGGAATAGTAACTGAAGCGCCAGCGCTTGCTGCTACTAATACTGTGTCACCTACACGTAGACCGTGAGTTCCAGCGCCGTAAGTAGCGTTAGTTCCAGCGTGTCCAGTGATAGCGATAACCGAAGTTGCCACTGTAACTGTTCCTGTGTAAGCAAGGTGTAAACGACCTTGTTCAGACCACACGACTCTATCAGCCGTCATAGCCTCTTCAGCACCTACTTGAGATAGAAATCCTGAAATTGTTCTGTTACCGAACACTTCAGCCTCTTTCTCCATTAGGTCTGGTAAATATTGTTGAGCCCAACCTTCAGTTGCCGCAGTAGTAAAATCTACATAGTTTGAAGCAAGTGTGGCTTGGACTGGATTTGGGACCGTGTTTAACGATCCACCTGCAGAAATTGCCATTTTAAATTGTTTTTAAATTGTTATCTTTTATTTTTTAATTTGAACTTAAAAGAGTTGGAATCATCACCTAGCACCTTTACTTTCATACCACCTCTAGTTTCTCCATGAGAGGGTCTAGCTGTTGTGTTTATATTCTTGGCTTTGGCCACGCTTTCTTTTAGTGCGTCTGCCTTACCTTGCTCGTAAAAGTGATTAGCAACTGCATCGGGATTCATAGCTGTATATAAACCTTTGTGGTAACCTTTAGCATCTGACATCATCTTATCTTTGTTCAAAAACTTTCTGACAAAGTTATTTAAGTCGCTTTGCGTTTCCTTTACTTGGTTTACGTCTTTAACATTGTATCTAAACTTTTTGTCTCCAACGTTGTATTCAAAACCTTTGAACTCGTTGGTGAAAACCTCTTCAGTCTTCTTGTTAAATCTAGATTTCTGTTGTTGAGCTATTTTTTTCGTCTGCTCTGACTCTTTATTGTATCGGTTGAAGAAATCAATTGCCTTCTGTTGATCACCCGTAAGTTTACTTCCAGCTTTAATGTCTTCGTAGTATTTAGACTTTTGCCCGTCTAAGTAGGTCTTGGCCTCGGCAACTTGCTCTTTGAGGGCCAATTTTTTGCGTTTAATATCTCTCTCATCATCTACGTCTTCATCAAATGAGAAATTATCTTCCATCATGAAGTTGATCTCCTCTGACGTTAGATGAGGTTTAGTTCTTTTGTAGTATTCAAGTAAAGCTTCTTGATTATCTAAATCTTTAACATCCCTATTTAAGCTAACGTAGTCCTCAAGACTTCCACCAGTTTCTTCCATGAAGTCTACTAACTTCTGAATATTCTCTGGTAAAGATTTTCCAGTTTCTTCAGCTTCATCAAGAGCCTCCATAACCTCTTCTCTGGTTACAGTATCTTCTTCGGTTATTTCCTCTAGTACTGGTCCATCTTCTTGTACTTCTCCTTCCGGTTGTACTTCTTCTTGTTCTTGTGTGGGCTCGGGACTTTCATCGCTTCCAGCCACTCGTGAGTCGTCAGAGTCACTTTCTTTAGTTTCATCAGTAGTTTGATTGCTTAAATCGACCTTAATAACATCGGGATCATCCGCGCTATTGAATTTACTTAAATCAAGTTCAGGTGTAGATTCCTCTACCACCTCTTCTTGTGGTGTTTCGTTTTCGACCTCGTTGATTACCTCTTCAAGATCTGTTTGATTTTCATCTTGCATCATAAAATATTATATAATTAATTACCTATTTGTGGGTTGAATTTATCCAAACCTATTCCGCCTCCTAGTATATCATTACCTGAAGACTCAAACTTTTTACTCGTTTGTTTTACTTTTTCTCTTCTATCTTTCCCTCGCTCTTTCATACCTTCTACCTTCTCCGCAGACGCACGCTCTTGAGCTCTAAGCTGGTTGTTTAGCTGGAACTCGTAAGTCATCAACTCTTTCTTTAATTTAACCTCTTCTTGTAAGTGGCTTATTTTATTCTGTGACTTAAGGGTTTCTATTTGCATTTCCGCTTGAGCTTTTGCCTGATTTTTTTGTATCTCAGCTTGAGCAGCGGCTTGTTGAGTTTTCTCATTTGCTTGTGCTTGCGCTTGAATGTTTTGCTCTTTGAATTTTTGATCTCTCTCTTGTTTCTTTCTGCGTTTAATTTTTAACAACTGATTAGCTATTCTAACATTCCTAACTTCTCTAATATCTATAGCGTCGTCTAAGTCTATTAGTTGTTGAGCTAAAGCTGTTTGTATGTTATTTTCTAGTAACTGCTTTTCTTCTTCATCAGGTTCAAGCTCAATAAATATACCAAAATCATATAAGTGTAATTCAGCCATATCTTTCAAAGTTGCGACGTTATGCGATCCTATAGCTTGAATAAACGCGTCAGCGGTTGGAGAATACTCAAGTATATCTGATATACGTAAAGACAGAGCTTCTGCAATCTCAGCAGTTAAGAACATAGAGCTAAGTAAAATATGACGTGTAGCTACATTTGAATTAGCCGCAGCTAACTTCTGTACACCTACTAAAGATTTAGGATCTGGCATACTACCGTCTCTAGCTTCATTAAGACCCGTTACGTCACGGATCATTTGTAAGTAGTAATTATACGTTTGTATTAAACTAGATATTTTATTCTGTCCACCAGAACTTGATATTTGTTGAATAGGTACTTTACCTGGATTAGGATCTCCATCTGCAGTAAAACTTCTACCTATAACACTACCAGTTTGGAAGAACATATTAAGAGCTTCTTGTGGATTGTAGTTAGTGCCATTGCCTAAATCAATTTCAGCAAGCCCGTCAGCATCAAGGTATACTCCGTCAGGAACCATGCGTGACATTACTTGCTGCAACTTCAAATGTGTTAGCTGAATCATATCAGCAAATCCAGTAACTCTACTTACTATAGACTCAATGCGACCTTCGTACATACGTGGCGCTACCAATGAGTAGTTCATCTTAACTTTGTTAAAGTCAGATTTACTACGCATCATATTTTCAGCTTTGTTCCACTTTAGTAACTTATCAGTACCAAGAACCATAGCTCCTTCAAAAATACACTCTACAGATCTTTGTAATCTAGTATATCCGCCTTCTTTATCTTTTGGAGGGTTAAACGTATCTGGCTTTTCAATAGCCTTTATACCTCCGCTACCAGTTTCTTTAATCTTATAAACATCGTTCATATGTGTTCTATAATTAAAATATAGAACTTGAACTTTGTTCTTATCCATCTCTTTTGGACTACGACCACGGATATCTCTTCGACTCGATTTAGAATATATATCCTCTATATCAGACTCTGTAAGAGTATCAAACTCCCGAGCAAGCTCGTTAATAGGTATGGTTTTTACTTCACCAATATAGTATATATCGTCAAAATATGGTGACTCTGTGTAAGAGTAAACTATATTAGCTGGATCAACATATTCTACCGTAGCACCATCACTCCAATTAAAGTTTGTCTTAACACAGGCGATTCCTAATACTGTTAAGTCATATAACATTCTACGTCGGATAAGATCGTAGTTATTTCCGTCTAATAAAACATTAATAGCCTGCTCTTCAGCTAACTCAACACCTTGTTTATAATTAAGATGCATGTGTAACTCAAGTTCTTCTTCAGTACCAGGTACGTCAGCTTTTTCATTTTCATATAGATCAACTAAAAATCTTTCTTGAGCAGCATCATTAAATCGCTTGGTTTTCATATCCGCGATCATCGAGTCCATGTACTCAGTCCTTTTATTAACTCCATATGGATCTTGTGAGTATGCTTTAACGTTAAACATTCTCTCGGCCATACCGTTTACTACGATATCAACAAACTTAGGTATAATTGGTACGGGTTTCCAATCTAAATTAAGATAAGATAAATCACCATTAATAGATAATTCATCTTTATATTTTTGAATAGATTGTTCTCCTCTAGCGTATAATCTTAAGTTGTGGAACTTTTGTTGAGACGCGTTGTATTTATTACTATGCGAATCCTTAAACCACTCTTGCTCGATAGCACGCGCTACTTTAAGCCCATACTCTGAACTCATTTTCTCTAGGTCAGGAACCGCTTGAGAAGGAAAATTTACATATACTGACTCAGCCATGCTTATTTAATTATCTGGGAATTAAACCCATCGTTGTTGTATTTTGCTATATTCAAATTCACTGGTGTTTTTTCTACTTTTGCGTTAGGCGCATATAAGTGTCTATTACAAGCCATTACCGCTAGACCCGAACTTATAGAAGCATCGTGTTTAGTTCTTCGGTTTATATCAAACTTAGCCCAGTCGTTAAGTAACTCGTTGAAGTATACTGTTCCGTAGTTACCGTCGCCTAAGTGGCCAACATGGTTTTGTATATACATCTCAATAGCTGCCGCGTGGGCTTGCTTAATATCTTCACTTGAGTTTGGTATACCACCTACTTCTTTTTCAGCAACCGATAATTTCTTCCAAGCTTTGTCCGGTCTATTCATACTGTATCCTCTATAACCTCTGCGGCGTAGGTAATATAGTAATCTTGGTTTATTGTTCTCTGCGAGTAATGGCATTCCGTAAAATACTAATGCCATTAACACGTCCTCGAAAAACATCTCTGCAGTTTGTGGTCTTGCTATATATTCTAGGAAGAACGTGCTCGCTGGCGCATCTTCCATAGAGAATTTCGTTAATCCGTGTAAAGCACCTTTCGAGCCGCGACCATCAACAGTACCACTAATGTCGTAGCTATCACAGCCAAAAGCTCCCACGTGTTCGTTGCCAGGATATTTAATACCATTTTTTATTATTTGTTTATTTTGCAGGCTAGTTGGAGGAACCCAGCTTACTTTAAATCTCCCACCTGGATCTGGATGGAATATCACCTGCGAATCTTTAATACCATTTACCCAACCAAAACTTCCAGTAGTAGTGTGAGCCGCATGTCTACTGCCTTCGTTGTAATCTATTTGTTCGTATATTTTAACTAGATTAAATATACTATTCTTGGTCTCATCCCTGAATGCATGCTCTTCAGTTCTAGGGAATTGACGGTAAAATTCGTTTAAAGCATCTTGATCATCGCGTAATCCTTCAGCTTCATTCTCCCAGTTGGTTATTACACCTACGTCTATTAATTCACCGTCTGGTCCCAGTCGTTCTCCATCACATGGATTATCAAAGACTGGAAGTCCGTATTCATCAATAAATCCTTCATAGTTCCATTCCATTGGGATAAAGAGAGAATAAAGCCCAGACTTCGTTTGTCCATTAGCATTTCGTCTTGATACGTCAGAATCATTGAATAGCTTTTTAAAATTATCTCCACCCTTATCTAATGCGTTACTGGTACTACCCATCATGCACTTACCAACGATTCTACTACCTAACCTTAAACAGGTTTTAGTAACTCGCCAGTTGTTTAATATGTTATCAGGCCTTTCCCACTTACCACTCTCATCATGTACTAACAGGTTTAGCTTTTCGCCGTCATAGCTGTTGTCACCAGTGTTTTTCCAATCAATCGTAGTATCAAGACCCGCTATCTCTTCAAGTTTCTCGTTGACCTGAATCTTCTTTCGAGTAAACTTACTCGCAGGGACTCTGTATGCCAACTCCGACTTTGGGCGATCCATACCGTCTTGTATAGGTTTAAAGAAGAAAGGGTAATTAATTGATATAGGTACCACTTTGTCCGTAAACATTTTCTTCGCATCGGCACCAGACTTAGACAAGATCCCATATCTACTATCACTTGATATAGTGGCTAAGTTAACTGTTTCTGCTGAACTCATAAAAGAGAATCCCGAACGACGATTCTTAAGGTAGCACATTCCGTAGCATCTCTTATCGGCTTTACAAGCCTCCCAAAATATAAAGAACAGTCTATTGGCTTCTCTGAAGTCTGGTGCGCCAACGTCAATTTTACTCCATTGTAGGTACATATAGTGCGTACCTGTAATCCAAGTTGGCACTCCGTTATTAATAAACCAGAACCCTTCTTCTCTTCGTCTAAATTCTTCGTCAATATAGTCGTGCCACCTTTCTTTCTGTTCTTCTGGATAATCTCTCCAGTCGAATATGTTCTTAATGCGCTTAAGCTCTTTAGGATATTCTGCTTTAACCCACTTGTTCTCACTGTGCTTAAATGGCTTTTTTGGAACTTTAGGTAAAGCTATCTTAAAGCCTTGTATGTCGTATATGTCGCCTATAACTCCGTTATGCGAAAGAACAACTAGGTCGTGCTCTTTGTTATAACCGTACTTCCACTTCTTACCTCTATTAAGTCTGGTAAGAGTAGTTTTCTTTATAGGTTCTATTATCTTATATAAAGTCTGTTCGTACATTATTTAGATCTACCCTCAGCAAAACCCTTGAATACTCTCTCTTTCTTTTCTTCAGGTGCTTTGCCTTCTAAAAGATTCTCTTCTTCTTGGATTCTGTTTAATATCTCGAAGGCGTCGAAGATCGCAAGCTTTTTTGTGGCAGCGGCATTTTTAAGTCTATCAGCCGATATATCATCATCTGAATCAACAATAGCTTCTTTAGCTACTTTGATTAATTCCTCAACCGCTCTGTGCCCAGCTTGGATTATATTCTTCTTCGTCTCCTTGATATTCATATTTAATTGTAATAAATTGAGATGGTATACGGTACAAACGTTTACCATCAACTACGAACTCGTGTTCTAGTTTAGGTCTAAAACCAACTAGTTCACCTACGTTTACTGTTCCATCTGTGTACTTAACAACACCTATTAAAGCCCTTTCTGGATCAACACTAAACTTGCTATTGTCTTTTATAGGTTGTATAAAGCAATATCCTTTAGGACAAATCCAACCACTGTCTTTTTTATATAGATATATCTGGTCTCTTGCAACTAGATATTTACCTTCTTCAAGAAATGATTTACTATTTTTCTCTCTACCTTTTACGTCATGCCAACGGCGAAATACGTTGTGATGTAATGTCACAGTGTCTCCGACTTCGATATCTAGATCTTTGACTCTAGGTATAGATAAAACCTTAGCTTCCCTATTGACATATTGGTGGTTATATACCTCGGTATTTAGTACTAATTCTTTATCACCAATTTTTACGGTATTATTATATCTATCTCCAAGAGGAGTTACGACATAATTATATATAGACTGCACTAGTATTCTAGGTTATATTCTACAGATATAGCCATATTCTTATTGAAATCCTTCCAAGGTATAACTGTCTTCTCTTTGCGTATATAGATAGAGTATTTATCTTCCTCTTCTAGTATATCACAAATAGTATGACCGCCATACACTTCTTGCCC